AGCCGAAGTCCACGATGTTCTTGATAGGACGCTCCTGCCATGTTGACAACACTGCGATTCTGTCCTCAACGAACGAGTACAGAGATGTGCTTGCGGTAGGACCAGCCTTCAGACGGTCACGATAGATGGAGTTCGTGCACTTGATGGTGAAAGGCTTGAACTGGCTGTTTGCGGCCACCATAACCTTCGGGTCAAATGCGGGCTCATCCAACTGAGGCTTGCCGTCTTCCTCGTGACGGGTCTTGAAGTCGATGACATCGAACGGCCAAATGTTAAGACCGTGGATGATAGCGAGCTCCTCGTCCTGCGTAAGCAGTAAACTACCAACAAGCGTTGTATTGGCGTTGCGGAACTCGGCACGTGCCATACAAGAGGAAATCACCTTCGGATGAGCAAGGAGCTTATCAAGCAGTGTCTTGCTGATCTTCCAATGGTCTACGGCGAGCTGCAAGCCGTCAGTCAGATACTTCTGCATGTCCACGATGTCCTTGACAGGATCAGCGGCTTCGTTTGCGGAACCGTCCTTGTTGAACCACATGGTTGTGACATCGAGCTTGTGACCTTTCTCCAACGGGAACTGGAAGTCATACTTGCCACCGTCAACAGATGCCTCGTGGATCTCTGCGGTAGAGAGCGCGCTCAATACCATGTGAGACAACTCGTTATGAATACCGCCAAGCATGTTTGACGAGTTCTGAATAAGGCTGTCTACCATAAGGTTCTCAAACGGAGTACCCTCAAGCTTGGAACGCTTGCGGAGCGTCTTGAAATCGTCTTGGTCGATGCTGAAAGAGTGACCGAACTCTGGAACGGAACCCTTGTAGACATTCCAACCTTCTGTGCTTCTCTGAGGCTTGTTGCCGTCAGGGCCAAGGATAGATGCACGCACGAGGATCGGGGTCTCCTTCATACCCTGTACCCACTCGGTGTCATCGGTAGGCATACCCCAATCAGCGTAGCGACGCCAGATAGCCTCATTGTATTTCTGATTAGCCGTGTTCAGGAGGACACCGAAAGAATCGGCTCCAAGGAACTGGCTAATGTCATAAGAATAAAGTGTGTTGCTTCTCATAAATCAGTCCTCCTTTTTTATTTGCGGTTAGAAAAATAGAATGCGCATCCAGCCTCACGAAGCTGTGTCTTGATGTCGTCAGTGATCGGGAACGTCCTGCGTGCGAGCACGGGATACTCACAGAACCATACTGCGTCGCCGAGACATGCCGTAGCATACGGGTCGAGGCAGATGTCACAATAGAGCAGGGCATTGGCCTTTACACCTGCCTTACCTACGCTCTTCGGATAGAGTGTGAGAATCGCACCTTCCTTTGCTGCTGCGGGAGCTGCGCTGAATGTTACTTTGTAGGTGTCGTCTGCATCCTCTACGGCGGTGACAGTCTCGCCCGTCGGAGCAATCATACCAACCTTTACGGGTACTCCCCACTCGGACTTTGCAACGGTGACTACTGCGCCTGCAACACTCTTTACTGCAATAGTGTAGATAGGAGTGATGGTACGCTTGTCCTCGTCAACGCTGACAGGTGCGCCTGCGGGAAGCACGTTTCCGGGAAGCGGAAGGTCTTCAAGATTGAAGCTGAATCCGCCTACCAGCATGTAAGGCTTTCCTTCAAAAACCTTACGCACACCGCCGTACTTCTTGGAGTACTTGACGGTCTGGTTAAATTCTGTACCTTGAATCATACTTCTGTTGAATTAAAATTGTGAACTATTTAAAACTCTTCCGCAGGGCCTCTGCGTCGTTAGCTTCTTTCTTAGCCTCTTCTGCACGCTGTTTGATATAGTCATCGACAAGGCTCTTGCCCGTGCCGCCGGAACCGCTGCCGCCAAACGGCTTGCCGCCGTCTCCGTAGAAGTCCTTGACCATACTCATGTAATCCTTCTCAGCCTGCATCTTCAGCATATCAATATCGGGGTTCTCGCCAATCTGCAAGTTTCTCACAGTATGGCTTAGTGCGGCCTCGTATGTAGCGTTCTTGCCTCTGAGATACTCGGTTATCTGGCTTCTTATTCCTTTTTCCAAAGCCTCGCGCTGTTGTTTGTTGTAAGTCTCGACAAAGCCGTTCATGGACTTGCTAAGTTTGCCGATTGCGCCGTCATCTGCGAGAAGCTGTTTGTTGTTCTCCGCCAACAGGTTCTTTACCTGCTCCAAGATGTCGTCGTTAGTCTTGCCGCTGTCTCCCTTGCCCTTCGCAGGCTCAGGATTGTTTTTCTTTTGTGCGGCCTCCCACTCGGCCTTTGCGTTCTTGACAGCCTCGGCAATGGCGTTCTTCTGTACCTCTGCCTGCTCTGTCGTCCATGTCTCCTTGCCTTTAGCAATTCCGTCTGCTACGTCGTGTCGATACTGGCCGACAAGTGAGCTGAGCATTTGAACAGGCACTTTCCATGTATCGTCTGTAACCTTGTCGTCGTCTGCGAACATTGGAAGTGCAGCCGTAGCGATCTCATCATAACTTCTATCGGAAACAGCAGCCGCATTATCTCCGAGTCTGCTTCTTAAACCCTCAATAAGAGATTCTTTCTCCATTACTATAAAATTTAGATTGTTTATGACAAGTTTTTCTTGTCTATTTACTTGCAAATATACAGAAGATCACAAAAAACAAAAAAATATTTACCTAAAAACAATCGGTTTTCTGTAAATTTTTCCTTTTATGGATTGATTATTAGTATATTTGCGGTTGTTTATATAATGTATTTATGGTAAATTTAACTGGATTAACAACGCCAAGCGGAAAACCCATAATGGCGTGCGAAGCCGCAGAGAAACTGCGAGAAAAGTTTTCATCCAATGGAAACGCTGTGAACTTCATTGCTCAAGAAGGGCCACAGGAACAAGGTTTGTCTTCTAATGTAGACATTCTTATCACGGGAGGAAACCGTGGTGGAGGTAAGGCAAACAGCTATGCAACACCAGTGGCCACGCCGAATGGCTTTAAGCTCATGGGCGAACTGAAAGTCGGAGACAAGGTGGTCACGCCTTGGGACGGCATTCAAGAAGTGACAAACATCTACGAGCAAGGAGTGCGACGATGTTATGTGTTCCACTTTGACGACGGCACGACATCCACCGTCATGCCAGAGCACAGATTCCTCGTCGGGAAACCCGGATGTGAGAAATACACCGTTATGACGGCAAAAGAAATTCTCAATCACTACAAATTGGGCGGACAGGGTATGTACGCACTCAGAGAAGGAGAGACGGATTTCTACGAGATTCCACTGCCGCCTCCTGTGAATTTCGAGAACGGGATCACTATGGAGAAACTCCCTATACACCCGCATGTACTTGGTATGGCCTCAGCATACGGCTATTATGAGTTCTCTAAGTATGGGCTCAGAATAGAGAGATACGACAGGTCTATATACAAGCACATGTATGCAATGGGCTTGTTTTTTAAAATCGTAGGAAAGTATGGATATGCCACTGGTATACCAGACGCAGCGAGAAAGACTATTACGTCAAGGAGAACCCGAATCCCCGCGTTTATACCCGACGAGTATATGTACGCAGATGTTGAGAGCAGAATTTCCTTTGTTCAAGGTGTGTTCTATATGAACGCTCATTCCATGCGTTCCAAACAATGCGGCTCGATTCTCTATATAAAACTGCCAAACAAGAAATACATAAATCAGCTCGCGCAAATGTGCAGGAGCCTCGGATGGTGGGCAAATGTAATAGAAGAGCGAGATGAGGTAGACGGAGTCCCTACATGGAAGATGGTGCTGAAAGCGCCGGACGAGAGAATCCCCGGAAGATGTGTTCCGCAACTTAAATTCAAGAGCCTTAGAGCTATGGCGTCTGTTCCTCAATCAAAGTCAGACATCCACGGGCTTAGAAAGAAGATCATCCGCATCAATGGAGCTTCGGAGAACTTGAGGTGCAGATGTATCACCGTCAGTGGGAACGACCATCTGTATATGACTGACGGGTACACTATCAACCACAATACCTTTCAGCTGCTGATGGGCGCCTTGTACGACATTGACAAGAGCCGTTTCAATGCCATCATCTTCCGTAAGGAGAAGGACGACCTCACGAATATCATCAGAGACTCACAAGCGCTTTACAAGGGAGAGGGTGCTTATAACCGCTCTAAGGACGATATGACATGGTACTTCAACAGCGGGGCAACGCTGTCTCTCACATACTATGCCGGGGCATACAAGGATTTTATTGACCGCTTCCAAGGCCGTCAGTATGCGTACCTCGGCATTGACGAGATAACACAGATAGACTACCCGAAGTTCAAATACCTGCAATCCATAAACCGTAATGCGTGCGGCATAAAGAACAGAATCATAGGTACATGTAACCCCGATCCTACGTCTTGGGTAAGGACATTCATAAGTTGGTGGATTGGTGATGACGGCTATCCTATACCGGAGCGTGACGGCAAGGTAAGATACGTCTACATGAAAGGAGAGGACGTGAACGAGGCCGTATGGGGAGACACACGGGAAGAAGTTTATGAGCAGTGCAAGGATGAGATAGACAGACTATGGGAGCATACATGGGGAAATGTCAATGACGCCCCGGCGGGATATACCCCGCAACGCATGTTCACAAAGTCCGTGACTTTCATTCGTGCTGAGCTCAAATACAACAAGATACTTGTCAAGAGTGACCCGTCATACTTCGCAAACCTCGCCCAACAGTCTGATGAACAGAAAGCCCGTGACCTCATGGGTAACTGGAATTTCATGTCGATGGGCGATGACCTGATAAAGATGTCTGACTTGCAGGCTTGCTTCGACAACGCCCAACAGACTGATGACGGGGTAAGATACGCTTCATGCGACGTGGCTTTCACGGGAGGCGATAACTGTGTGACATGGCTATGGATTGGACATCATGTACAGGACGTCTTCGTATGCAAGCTGAACTCTAAGGATACATGTTCGGCAATCAATGCCAAGCTCGAAGAGTGGGGTGTTACCCAAAATCATTTCACCTATGACCTCAATGGACTCGGACAGACTTTTAAGGGATTTTTCCCACATGCCGTCCCATTTAACAACATTGAGGCTGTGAAACCTAAATTCAAGAATATATACGACAATATCAAGAGTCAGTGCGCATATACTTTCGCCGAGGATATTCTTGAGCGTCGTATAAGTTTCAACAAGTCTATTCTCAGCAGGAAGTTCAGCGGCAAGCACTTCAAGAACAGAACGTTAGGTGATATTCTGATGATTGAGCGCAAGTGTATACGCCAAGATACCGACAAGCAAGACAAAGGATGGTGTCTGATAAAGAAAGCTCAAATGAAGACGCTTGTCGGTCACTCTCCCGACTTCTTTGAGAGTCTCTTGATGAGAAAAATATTCGACATTAAACAGCCAAAGATGGTAGTTCCTTCATGGGCTCATAATTTCTAAATCAATCATATCATGGCAGAATATATTCAGTCCATTTCGGCAGAGGACATCAATAAGAAAACGCCGACAAAGCGCTCGCTGCGCACCAAGAAGCCTTTTGTCCGCATACTTCCATACGGGCACTACGACCACGGAACTGTTATCACTGGAACCATACGTGAAGAGACTCCAGTGAAGGAGTTCATGCGTCGGAAAAGAGTCACACAGGAAGATTTCCTTCGCGAGCTCGACCCTGCCGGGCATCTCATCAACGACCGAGAGTATTACCCGGACATTTGGCGACAGAATACCGATGAGTCGGACAAGGAGAACTTCGGAAAGTGGTTCTTGCAGGAGGTACCGAGATATTCTTTCGCATTCCAACAGATCATCCTTCAAAAACAGCTTACCCACCTTTGTGGAAACGACATTCAGTTTGAATTGTCTGACAAAGATGACAACGATGCGAACAACAACACGTTCAACGAGTTCAGACGTGGATGGGCAAAGAAGAACATGGAAGTGGCATGGTACAAGAGTGCCAAGTCTGTCAAGGCCACTGGAGACGGTGCTCTTATTGGCTTCCTCGACAACGGGAAGTTCGGTTGGAAGATAGTTTCCTTCCTCGATGGAGACAGACTGTATCCTCATTATGACATGAGGACGGGGCGGCTGATGTGCTTCGCTCGTGAGTTCACGGACATCGACGACACGACGCTCGCCTCTACTGATTACATCGAGGTATGGGACGACAAGTATTATTACAGGTTCTCTTCTTCCGCTGAGACATCCGCACCTCTTTGGGACAGCGTGGATTCTCTTGTAAAGTCCAAGTTCGATACCGACGGGTATGTCTGTGAAGAGATGTCTCCACACAACTTCCCGTCTATCCCTGTGGCATACAAGAGAGATGACAACGGACCTTGCTGGACTGCCTCTGAGGAAAGCATAGAGAACTACGAGATGGCGTTCTCTCGCCTTGCTCAGTCCAACCATGACTTTGGCTTGCCAATCATGTATGTCAAGGGAGAGGGCTCTACTGAGCTGTCCAACGCTGACCTTACACACGCCTCAAAGATTTTCTTCCTGCCGTCTGACGGAGAGATTGGCTTCCTTAACCGTCAGGATGCGTCAGCCGCATACAACGCTGAGTTGGAGAAGTTGGAGGAACAGATTTATAAGCAGTCGTTTACCGTCAAGGCTCCTGAGCTCAAATCGGGTGATACGCCGGGTGTGGCTATCAAGCTGATGTACTCTGATGCCTA